CAATCCGCATTGGGATGTGGTTCTCCCGTAGACTTCGGCTCCGCTTTCTGTTTTGAGTGCATCGTACAGTGGAGCTAAGAACGGGTATTTTGTCGCATTTGCAGTGGAAGTTGGTAGCATGAATTCTTCTTGCGACGGTGTCGCTAGAATTTCTTCTTTGAGATTGTCTATCGTGTTCAGATCGAATTTTTGCAGCTGAATGTCGTTTTTCGTGTTGTACCCGATGATTTTATCGATGTCTTTGTTTTCATCAATAATGATTGGGCTTTTACTTGACGTACTTGGTATGGCGTATTGATTCGCCGGAATACTGAATGTGAATTTTACGGTCTTCCTATTGACTTGGCTGATTTCCTCTGCATTGGAGAGTTCTCTGTGCAGAGGTGTTGCTGAAGCTTGGATGGCTGGCAGTTCGAGATAAACATTCTTGCCGATCTTTTCAGCATCTACTGCCGCTGATAACCCGATTTGAATAGATAGTTTTGTGCTCGTGATGGGTGTTTTCTCGGCAACATCGAGTACTATGCCGTTACTTGAGATTGTTTTTTGCAATGAAGCGTTGTAGGCGATCACTCCATTGTTCAATTTAGGACTGGGTCCGATAACGAATCCGATCTCTTCTTGCTTGTTGGCGTAATAGTTTTTATAGATGTCCCAGTATGCCAGTTCGAAGAGAGCCTGCCTTTTGATTTGCAGATTGGTATTGGTCGTGTTGATAGGTAGCCCTCTTTTCCCGAGATACGCAGGAAGTGAAGACGGATTGTAGTTATTTGCATTCTTGATAAGATACTCGTCGATCTTTTGATTCCCGACTTTATTTTCCCTAATTATCGGCTCCCATAGTTTTGGCAGCTTGATGTTGGCCATTTTCAGTCCAACACCCAGCGCATTATTGTGAAGCGCCGACATGTATAGTCGTATTGGAACGCAGAATACGTCCACTTGGAATTTTGCCGATCCGAATATCGGTCCGTTAGTGGGTAATGTTCGAATGATCGATTCGATCTCGTTGATGTAGAATGTGTCGCCTGTCAGTCCTATTTCGCAGTAGTAGGGCACGATTGTTGCGAAAGCTTGATCGGTTCTTACGATTTTCGACAGGTTGTTTGAACTTCGGCCGAAATTTTCGAGTTCCACGGCCATCTTTTTTCCGGCGCCCAGTCGTTCGCCTCCGAGAGTTTTTTTCATTTTTCTTCGTGTTTTTGGTTTTTGATGATATGTGTCGTGACTACTGATACTGCTACTAACAGATCATTCCACGTCATATTTTCGGG